TTAGCACGCCAGCTTGCTGGCCTTCCAGGCCGGCTCCCAGGTTGCCAGTAAGGGGTCTTGAGGCTCCCCTTGGCAGGGGTTGCCGTCGGCTAGTTTGGCGAGCGTCTCAGCGAACAGGCGTAGACCCATCGGGGCCAGCTCACGCCGCCAGAGGTCGGCTGGTGTATCGTCCGGGCGGATGTGGCACCAGGCTTGGGCAACGACAGGGCCGGTGTCGGCCCCGTCATCCATCCAATACAGCGAGCCGCCCGTCACAGGCTCGCGCATGTGTACCGCCCAGCGAACTGCATCGCGCCCCCGGTGCCGGGGAAGTAGCGATGGGTGGTAGCCCAAAGCCCCCAACCTAGCCTTTGCCCGAGCAGAAGCGTCTATAAAAGCATGCGCGTGCGCCGCCAAGATGAGGTCGCATGGTTCGACCTGGTCAGAATGAAGCCGCCCGCTAAGCCTTGATACCCTTAACCCCAGGGCGTGGGCTTCACGCTCCAGGCTATCCGGTTCTGATGCACCATGATCTGGCGCTATTACCTGGATGACTTGCAGCCCATCAGAGATGCATTGGCGCAGCAGCCGGGCCGCGAGCCATTTCTGCCCTATCAGCACTACTCGCATGCACCGGCCTCCCCAAGGTAGCGGAAGCCTTGCACGGCGCGAAAATGCCCGCCAAAGCCCGACCCCATGCGCTGGCGGCCGAGCTTGCGTGCACTCTTAACCAGCGAGGCGTGCGAGCGGGCCTTGTTGCCGCCAACAAGTTGACCGGAAACTTGAGTCCAGCGTGGGTCACGGCGCAGGGCCGCCGCTAGGCCGGGGTGGCTGGTGTGAAACAAAGTGCGCAGCGGTAGGCCGTAGCGGTTATGTCCGGCCAGCCAGCGCTCACATACTGCATTGAGAAAGCGCATTCCGACGCCGGCCCCCTGCCATTCAGGCATGACAACCAAGCGACAAGCGCGGGCCTCAATCAGGCCAGGGCGGGTTGAAAATGCTATGTGGGCAACCGGCTCGCCGTTAACCCAGCCGGTGTAATGGGTGCTGGCAACCATTGGCGGCAGACTCAGATAGTGATGCGGCTCAAACAAGGCATAGTCGCGCTGCTTAGCTTCGCGGATTTCCAGCTCGATGCTTGGTCGTCGCCGAAGCCACCCCCATTGGAATTGGCCGCTGGCGGTATCAAACACCCAGTCAGGCTGTACCCAGTCCAGAATGTCGTAGTGGCAGGACAGCAGGACAACGCGGCTACCCGTCCTACGCCATGACTTGGCGAAAGCGCCCGCGCCAATTCGAGCAATCTGGCGGTCGACGACGGAGCTGAATTCATCGACCACCGCGAGGTCAGGGGCCTCACTGACTAGCCTGGCAAGGTTGGCGCGGAATTGCTCGCCGTTGGACAGCGCCCCAAAAGGCCGGAGCCAGGTAGGCACAGCGCCCAGGCCAACGGCCGATAGCGCGCTGGCTACTGCGTCAAACGACCCCTCCGGCGCGATTGCATCCACTATCGGGCGGTTCTTGGGCCAAGCCGGCTCGTACAACTGGCCAATGGCTTTGCCGAGGGTCGTTTTACCTGAGCCGGACGGCCCCACGATGACGCCAACCCCCCAGGGGCGCTCTTCTATAGGAAGGTCGGCGGTGATCGTGACGTTGCAGCCACTCTCAACATTAAACAGGGACTTCACTCGGGCTGAGCGGTAGCTATCGAAGTCGGCGCAGCGGTGCGTGATATTGATCTTCATACGCACACCACCCGGACTTTATAGCCCAACGCCTTGAGGCGCTTGTACTGCTCTTGCTGCGTCTGCTCATCGCTGCAGGTGACAACGAGCCCAAAGCGGGCTTTGTACTTGTAGCCGTTACGGCCTGGTGGGGTCTTGCTAGTTGCCATTATGGCCTCCTGGTTCGGCGCTCGGCGGCGCTTTGGGGAGGCTCTCGGCCTTCTGGTGGTTTAGTGTCCGGCATCGCGGGCACTTGATTTGTAGGGTGTAGCAACCACTAACGCGGGCAAGTAGGCGGCTACAGCCGCCGCAACGTATGTCAAACATTCTGCAAAAAAGCCTTATTTCAGATAGGCTTGCCCCGCTCTCGCGAGAGTGGGGGGGCCTTGGCTGGCTTGCAGGCTGGTTCTGCTGGTTGGTGGTCAGTTCAGGTGCTGGAACACTAGGACTGACCGCCCTCTCTTTATTCAGGTTTTCCCGTAGCGCTTCCAACCGCCTGCGCGCACGCCCAGCCACATCAGGCGTGAACGCCATCTGGCATGGGCCGATGAGCGCAGGGCGTTGAAGAACACTGCGTCTGCTCTCGCCCTGGGCAGCCGGCGCGTGCGGTAGAGGTGGTCATGCAGCGCTGCCGCTTCGGTGCCGTAGCCAACAACCGCCGCATACAGCAGCAACGCCCCGATTCCAGCCACCACAAGTATCGAGCCGGCCCAGGCCCAAAGCAGACCCAGGGCAAGGCCCAGCAGCACCAGGGCAAGCCCTATGGTGCGGACAGGTCGAACGCTTGCGAAGTCGGTCTTGTCCCCGGCCGGCACATCGATCCGGCCATGCTCTGGGTCAATGTAGGCAAACGGGGCCAGCAGGCTCCAGGTCGTGCGGTCGTCAGAAAGCTCTACGCGCAAGGGCAAAGGGAAGCGGTTCATCATGGCCACCATTTGTCGTCGGCGTAGTCGGCTGGGATCGGGTTCATGGCCTTAAGATCGCTGCCGGCGAAGGTATGGGCGGAACGGTGTGCCGAGGCGGCTTTGCCCAGCGCGATCACTGTCTGTGCGTCCATCGCCACGCGGCTGTTGTCGGCCGCGATCCATGCGAAGTCCTCGGCAGGGTCTGACCAACGAAGGTTGCCCGGCTGCGCGCCACCGATCACTGCGATCAGCGCCTCAAGGGCTTTACCGCTGAACACTTCCCAGTCACCTGACCGACTAGCATCGGGTAGGCGGGATTGGTATTTAGTGCCATTGAAGTCAAAGCCGGCGCTGATGCGGCGGTCTCGCTCCAGGTCGATTGCTTTTGCCAGTTCGTCACGGGGCCGCTCAACCTCAGGCTCGACCAGTTGCCCATCCACGTAGAGCCAACCGATGTTGCCGGTACTCGCGTCAATCAGTTGCTGGCCTTCGCCAACAGGATGGTCAAGATTGCTGACCATAATGGTGTCCACGACAACACCGCGCTGAACAATGTGTGCCCGCATTTACCACCTCACTTTAATAAAGCCAGGCGCGCCATAGCCCGCCAGTGTTGGGTGCCCAGCACCGCCCGCACCAAAGCCTTTTGCACTTGGGCGCGGCATCGCAGTTCCAGCAATTGCCCCGCCCAAGCCAAACAAGCTGTTTGCGCCTGGCCCGCCCACGTTGTTTGTTTGGTACGTGCCGCCTTGTTGGCCAGGGATTGGCCCATCGCCGCCCAGCCCACCGGACGCTCCCGACACGGCGGTAGCACCTCCAGTCATTGTTAGGTACGCACCAAATGTGGTGGTGCCGCCCGGCGCTGCGCCAATGGTCACGGCAACCACTTCGCCGGCTGCGAGAACAACCGGCTCATCCAGAGCCTGACCGCCCGAGCCACCGCCGCAGGCCGCTGCGCTACCCGAGAAGCCGTTCCCACCGGCCGCGCAGCCGCTGATGTAGTAGGTGCCCGCAACTGGCGCGACGAAGGTCCCCGACACGGTAAAGGTTTGCACCTTTAACGTCGGGCCGGCCAAGCGCGCGGCAAGGGCTGCTGCGGTGATATGGCGGCGGGTGTCGGTGCCTGCAATTGCAACGGCGTTAGAGGCTGGCAAGGTTGCCGAGCCAACCACCCACCACCGGCCTTCGCCATCCGCACGAAGGTGTAGCCAGTCACCAGAAAACAACAGGCCCAAGCTCGCCACGCCTGCCGGGGTGGTGGCGGTGTCGAACATGATCTTGTCTGCGCCTGAGGCGGTAATGTTCAGGGTGTTGCCACTGGCGTCAGTGCGGCGAATGATCACATCGCGCACGCCCAAGTCTTCATCGGCGTCAGGCAGTGTTAGCACACGGTTGCCGCCTGCAGCATCGAACAGCACCAGGCCAAATTGCGATGGCTCCAACGCTGTGCTCTCGCTCAGAACGGTCACAACACTATTGGGCACAGAGGCGTTGATCATCGTGATGATGCTAAGCAGCAACTGATTGTCTTCGCTCTCGCTCGGCTCGCGCCCGGTTGCGCGAATGACGTTGAGCAATTCCTCGGTGACCTGGTTTGCCCAGGACGCGGGGTCTCGCGATGCCGGGATGCTGAGCAGCGGGTTGCCGTCGGTGAACTTGCCATCACGCAAGGCCACCCCTGGCTGTGTATGTGGGTAATCCATCAGATACCTCCGTAGCTGAAAAAGAGAATGGAACCGCCCGGCTTGCGCTTTTGCATGACGCACTCCAATTGGCTATCGCCCCACACGCGGTAGGGTTCGCCCATGGCTGAGCGGCCGTGGCGGCGCTCGGTGATTTGGGATTCAGGAAGGTTGAGCTGCCAGGCGTCCTCCCAGTCTTCGCCGCCGTAGGGTTCGCCCATGCGTGCCCGGCCGTGGCGGCGCGCCCAGTACTCGGTAATGGTGGCGTTTGGGTAGCCCAAGGCATCAGCAATGGCGAGGAAGTGCGGACGGCTTTGCCCTCCCAGGTTGACCAACTTGGCCAGCACCGCGCGGGAACGCTCCAGAACGGTCATGGAACCTTGCACGCTGCATTCATCAGGCAGGCCCAGGGCACGCTCCCAGCGCTCAAGCGTTTCAAACGCCTCCGCTGGGCTGGTTTCGCGGTATAGATCGTCAGCGCGCTGGTGAGCACGGGAGAAGCTACGCCCGTAGGCGTGGATGAGCTTTTGCAGGTTGCTCGCTGGGTCTTGTGACCAGGCTTCACCAGGTGGCAGCAATTGGCTTAGCTGGCGGCCGTAGCCTTGGGCGCTTATATCCACTCAACGCCCCCAAAGGTCAGCATCTGGCCAGCACCCGCCACCACGTTGGCCACTGGCGCTTCGATGACGTTGTCGCGTTCGCCAGTGGCAATACTGACGGCCTCGCGGATTTGGCTGATTTTCAGTGTGCCGGCAGGGCGGGACTCGCGGCGGTGCAGGTCGCGCAACTCTGCCACGACGGCGGCCCTAACTTGCGGGGTATTTGGCACAAGTTGAATCTGGTAATTGACCGGCGCGTCCTCGGGCGGCAGCACGTAGACCGAGCGGCGACCTGCAGGACGGCGCTGGGCAATGTAGGCGGCGCAGATTGCCAGCACTTCGGCGCTTGGGATTAGGCTTTCCTGATTGTCGCAAACGATGCGCACCACCACGCTGCCGCTGCCAAGCTCATGCTCAGTGGCCCACGCCCTGGTAATGGCAGGGTGAGACTCCAGCGCCCAGGTTTCAAAGTCCAGCAGGCTTCCACCTTGCGGCGGCTCAGCCATGCGGCGCAGTACCCGCTCACGCAGGCTGTCCAGGCTTTCCAGATCGGTGCCACCGGTCATACCGTCCTCACCCACCAGGGCGGCGGCCTGAATACCGGTAACGGGGCTGAGCAGCGTTAGGCGCGCACCTGGTGAAAGGTTGCCAGCCTGGCCAGGGGTTTGCGCGTCTAGCATGACCAGGGTGCTTGAAGCAGCCAGCGTCACGGTTTCGCGCACGGTGTAGAGCAGCCCCTGGGTGTATTGCAGTGGTGTACCGGCCAGCAAGGTTGCGCCGATGGCTCCGCTGACTTGTGCCATACCGAAGGCGTAGGCAGGGTCGCGATACCACAGCTGATAAATGCGCGCCCAGCGCTCAACGCCCTCGGCATCGGCCAGGCCATCCGGCAGGAAGTTGCGGTGGCGGTAATCAATGTGCGCGTGCAGGCCCTGCACCGCGCCAGCCTGGGCGAACGCCAGCACGCCGGCCGCACTGCGCCGGGTTTTAGCGCTCTTGATGGGCAGGTGGGCCTCGATGTCGCTGCCGACCTGTTGCCGGGTTTCTTCAAGTGTTGGCAGAGTGAATGTCATTAGAGGGCATCCCAAAGAGTGTCGTATTGGTAGTTCTCGGTTTGCCCATTGCGGCGACTGATGACTACATGCAGGCGAAGGGTGCCGCGCTTAGGCACGCTGGCTGTTACTTCAACTTTTGCGGCAATGCCGTCGTCTAGCGTCCAGGCGACTGACTCTTGGCCGTACTCACGGGCGCGGCGCAGGGTTTCGGCGATCTCTTTCTCGCGGCCAAGCAGCCAAAGGCGCGAGCCGATCAAGTCCGCTGGCACATCTGGCCAGGCATCACCCACCCAGCCGCGCCGGTCGGTGCTGTTGCTGTCTGGCAATGCGTCATCAGCACGTGCGCGGCGGTCGGAAAACATGCTGATAACAACGGATGTCTGCAGGCTGTCATCAAGGGCGAAGTCACCGTCCTCAATCACCAAGTCAGCCTCGCGGCCGTTCCAGCTCAGGGCCAGGTCTGTCATACGCCACCTCCAGCAAGCGGTGGGCCGGACTGCTGGTTATCAGCCGGCATGGTGTCGTCGTGGAGGTGGTTGATTTGGCTTATGCCGCCCGCAACCTGGTCGCCTTCGGAAACGATGGTGCCGGTCTGGGTGATAGTTGGCGTTTGGAATACCACGCGCTCGGATGCTGCGACGGTGAAGGTGGCGGTCTGGTAATTGACGGCGGTCTCGGCCTTGACGTTAAGGGTCATGGTCTCGATGTCGATCACGCGGCCGCGCTTGAAATGGATCTTGTCCTTTTCGTCGGTGTAGATGGCCACCTCGCCGCCCTTCATGCCCTGCAGACGGTAGCGGCGGTCAGCACAGGACACCACTACGCTGTGCGCGCGGTGACCACCGATGGACAGTACCAAGGCTTCGGCCCCGGCCAGTGGGTGGGCGGTAAAGCCGTAGGGCTGCCAATGTTCGACGTCATCGAGTTGCTCATCAGCCAACAAGCTGACTTGCAGGGCTTGCATCTTGGCGGCGTCATTCACCAGGGTGACCACGGCACGGGTGACGATGTGGGCCAGGCCCCGGCGCAGCGGGTTAAGCAGGCGGTCAAAACCACGCATCGGTGACCTCCGGCTCTGGCTGGTCAAGCATGTCGAATGCCTCTCGGGGCATGACGGTGGGCTCTACGCGCTCGCCCTGGTCATCAAGCACGTAGGTCAGATCGGTGATCAGGCGCTCTGCGCCGCGCAGATAGCTGTAGGCGTCGTGCACGGTCACCAGGCTGTTGTGCCGCCATATCTGGCCATTGCTTTGGCGGTGGCTGTTGAGGGTGTAGCTGATTGCCTGGGAGCGGCCCCAGCGCACATTGCGCTCCCAGATAACGCGTTCACGCGCAGAGGCAGCATCAAGCGGGCCGTCAGCAATGAGGGTCAGCGGGCGGTGGCGCTTGATGCGGCTGTCGCGGGCGGTAGCCAGCACCGCGCTGGTGACCTCGCCGAAGTTGTCGTCATCGCCCTGCGACTGCCCCTTGAGGGTGTAGTGGCTGTAGACATCGGTCAGGTCACGGTTGCATGAGCCCTGGCTGATGTTCTCGCCCAGGATCATGGCGTCATGGGCGCGCAACTGCCCGGCGCGAGTAATCACCAGATTGCCCTTGCCGTCAGTGATCAGCAGCACGCCACGGATGCGGGCGGCCTGATCGAGCATCTCGAAAACCGTTTCGCCATCGTTGGGTTTTAGGCTTTTGAACGGCGCATTCGCACCGGCCTGATCGATCACGGTTATGCCAAAGGGCGCGCAAAGCTCGCGAGCAACGTCAGCCAGGCCCCGCCCGATCCACTGGGTTGCGGGCGCTGAGCAATCGACCAGGTCGCAGGTCTTGTCTCTACCGGTAACGCTCACGCTGTGGTCATGGGAGTTATAGGTAGGCGCAACACGGTCGATGTAGCCGGTGATCAGAACTTCATCGTCGTAATGCACACTGCATGGCGCGCCTTCGGGAATTTCACGGCGCGCGGCTTGGCCTGCCCAGCATTCGGTTAGTTGCAGATCAAAACTGCCTGACAGCTGCTGCATCCCCAAGTTAATGCGATAACTTTTCCACGCGGCCCAATCCTTGCCGCCAACCATCAAACGGACTTCAGGCATCTTTCAGCACCTCCAGAATTTGGCCGCCGCTAACAAAACCGGGGTGGGCGATACGGTTACGGGTGACAATTTCCTCGGCGCGACGTGCGTCGCCATACAGGCGGTGAGCAATCAGCAAGGCCGGCATAGTGGTCAGCGTCTGGTAACGCGAGAGGGGCACTAGCGTGGCGGAACGGCTGTTCATGTCAGCCACCAGAGCCGCAGTGAGTTTGACCAAGGCGCTATAGCGCTCGGGCGATGCACTCAATTGCTGGCGGTCAAGCTCGGCCACAACCTGGTCGCGTACATCAACAGCTTGGTCGCGGTTCTCGTAAATCAGACCGGGCAGCACTTTGCCGTTTTCTGTCACGGGCCGGCCGGTTGCGAGGCGCGCGGCCTCGCTCACGGCGATACGTTCGATCAGTGTGTATACGGCGGCCTGGTTGGCGGCCTGCTGGGCGCGCGATGGGGTTACGTAGCCCTTGCCGCTAACTGCTTTGGCCTTACTGCTGGCATTGAATAACGCCGTCATGGCTTTGAAAGCGCCAAAAGGACTAAGGCCAACGGTCATGCCGCGCACCATGCTCAGCAGGCTAAACCCTAGGTTGCCGGGAGACAGGATCAGTTGTTGAAAACTTCCTGTGATGCGCCCAAACAGGGTGTTGAATGAGCCCGCGCTATTGAGCAGGCCGCCCGCGTTGAGCACATCACTGGTCAGGCCCTGCATCGTGCTGACAGCACTGTTGGCTAGCCCCTCGGCCGAGCTGTAGGCATTGCTAACAAGTGCCGATGCGTCATCGAGCATGGACAGGGCGTTGTCAGCTACAAACCCTGCCTGGCCGAGAACGCTCCATTGCTCGGTAAACTCTGCGGCGGCTTCTTCTTGCACCTGGTCAGCGCTGGCATTTACCTGCGCGCCAGCCAGGGGTTGGTTGTCTGGCCGGGGCTTTTCACCGCTTTCGACAAAGTTCTGAGTGATGCGGGCCATGCCGCCCTGTTCGGTGCTTTCCGCAACGCTGTAGTCGCCCAAGACGGCCACTTGCATCTCACCGTAGAAAGGGTGCACCAAGGTGCCGGTGCCGTAAGTTTCCAGGGCCTCAATCAGGCGGTCACGCTGAGCCATATAGTCCTGGCCGATAACCGTCATCACCAGGTTGAACTGGCGCGCCTTGCGGCCCATGTCCTGAGTGTCCGGTTTGTCACGCAGCGGGTATTCATTCAGCACGGTACGGCGGCCACCCGTGCGGGTGCCGTTCTTCAAATGGAACGGTACGCCACGGAATGCGCCCGGCCGGTAATCATCACGCCAGCCCATTAGCGGCCCACCCCGGTGCGGCCGGTGTAAACATCCAGCTCAACCTTGTTATTGCTACGCAGCTCGGTGACCTTGGCCTGGCCCTCACTGGTAACGTGAATTGCCAGCCGGCCGCCGACTTCAACAGGCTCGGCCTTGGTGCCCCGGATGGCTTCCAGGAGCTGCTGGCTTAGTGTTTGGCTGGCCATGGCAATGGGGCTGGCTAGCCAGCCGGCACCCTTGGCCAGCGTGCCGCCGGCCCTGGATGACTCTTCACTGTCACCATTAACCAGGTCATAGAGTTGGCCACCCAAGCTGGTGTCGCGCCCGGCCAGCAGGCTCAGGCCGCCGTCAATGCCCATATTGGCCACTGATCCAACGCCATAGCCGGCAGCGCCTGCAGCGGTAACGCCCAGCGCAGGCAGGCCAAAGCGGGAAGCGCCAGCCAGCAGGCTGCCGCCCTTGCCGAGGCTGCCCGCCAGCTTGTCCGGTGTGCCCAGTCCGCCGCCTAGTTCGCCCGGCATGTTGACGACGAAAACCGGCTGCACGCCTGCGACTTCTTCCAGGGCTTTGCCGGTGGCCACGCCCGCAGCTGTGCTGCCGAACTTGCCAGCCAAGCCCTTGATGGCTTTGCCGCCGTAACGCGCCGCGCCCAAAATGCCCGCTGCGCCTAGGGCACCGCCGACCAGGATGTCGGTGCCGTCCAGCCCCAGCCCGCCGTTTTCCTTGCTGTCGAGGCCGAACTTGACCGCCTCACTAATGGCGTTGTTGATTGGCTGGGCGAAGCCGTCAGCGGCCTCGCGCAAAGCACCTTTAAGGCGAGCGCTCTGGTCTACGGCGTTGCTGATGGCGTCTGGCAGGTCGCGGGCAATGGTGCCGCTGGCGTTGCTGACGTCAGCAAAGATTTCGTCGAGGCGCTCCAGGGAGTTGCCATCGAGCAGGGTTTTCAGGCCGCGCTGGGTGTCCAGGTCGGTTTTGCCAAAGGCGTTGTTGATGAACTTGAAGCGATCCGCGTCGGTGGCCAGCTTGTCGTAACGGCTCTTGATGTCGCCGATTACTTCCAGGGCATCACGGCGGCTGCCGTCAGCATCGAAGAACTTGACCCCGGTGGCTTTGCCAGCCGCCTTCATATAGTTGGCGTTGGTGAAGACACGCAGGGTGCTATCGACCAGTGTCGACAGGCGCTCTGCGCTTGGCTCTACCAGGGACAGGGTTTCAACCAGGGCCAATGCCTGATCAAGGCCGAGGTTGGAAGAGCGGGCGCTGCTGCCGATCCTGGCGAAAATGTCCGGCAGGTTCTCAAGCTCGGCATTACCCGCCCGGCCGGCGACAACCATCTTGTCGAGCAGCAGGCGGGCTTCGTCGGTGTTGCCCAGGTCAATGTCGAACTGCTTACCGGCCACGCCCATGGCCTTGGCCAAGGCGTCGGCGTTGGTCTTGGCCACCGCCATGGTGTCCGCCATCGGGCGCACGGTAGCGTTGGCCTGTTTGATGTTCAGGCCCGCAGCGATCAGGGCATCAGAACCATTTTTCAGTTCGTCTACGCCAACGCCTGTTGCGATCTGCGCTTCCATCCAGCTTTGGCGCAGTAAGTCGGCCTCTTTGGCCGTAGCACCTGCGGTCAGCTGGAGCTGCTTTAAATCCTTGTCCAGCCTGGCCGACTGAACGCCGGCCGCGATGGCTGAAATACCCAACCCCAACTGGGCCAGCTTGCCCTCAACCGACCCAGCCGCGTGCCTAAACGCATCCATCTCACGCTTGGCGGCGCTACCGAATTTGCGCAGGCCGCCTTCGCCCTTCGCCAGCCCGCCAAGAAGGCGGGCTGGGTCGGCACTGAGGCGCAAGGCGAGGTTAAGGTCATTACTCATTGGCGGTCTTAGTCAGGTTGCCCAGGTAGTGGTTAAGTTCGCGTTCTGGCAGCGCGAGGATCTCCGCGCGCGACCAGTGATGCTTTAGAGCGACTAGCTGGACGGTGTCCCAGTACTGCCGGAGCCGCTCTGCTCGACGTTTCCCAGGGTGTCCAGCTCGACCTGGGCTTTACGCAGGGCCATAAAGTCGGCGCGTTTCTTGATCATGCTCACCACGAACGGCCCCTTGAATTCGGTGCCATCGTCAGCGGTCACTTTGACCAGTTGCTGCGCGGCCAGCTGGGCGTTGTAATGGATGCTGTTGTGCACGCTGCCTGCTTCGGCTTCGGCCTCGATCATGTCGGCGAGCAGTGCCTCGCGCAGTTCAAAGGCTTTGTAGGTCACGGAATCAATGACCAGGCCAAATGGGAAAATGCCGCTTACTACGATCTGCTTCATGGTGAGTCCTTAGAGTGCTACGGCCGGTTGGCCGCTGAATTTGAGGGAGACATCAGCGCCGACACTGACGGTGTCGACGGTGAAGGCTTCGCGGATAACCCAGCCCTTGCCTGTGTCGCTTTCAAACACGATGTTGGCGTCGACCAGGTTCTGCAGTTCTTCAACGGCGAGGTCTTGGGTCAGCGGGATGGTGCAGGTCAGCTCCGGGGCCACGGTGGCCTCGGTATAACCAACCGAGCCATCGTCCAGCGGGTCAGGGGTACGCCCGGTGCCGCCCAGGTTGAGGCTTGCGCCTGCTTTGGAGCGCAGGCGCTTGCCGTTGTAGGAAATGGTCGCGCGGCCGTGGTGTTTCATAGGGCCTCCTTACAGGCGGTACTGGATGGCACCGGCAAAGATGTCGAACTGGTTGACCAGGTTCGGCGTCAGCACGGCGTTCATGCGGTTTGGGTTTTGGGTGGAGCGCTTGATCAGCAGGTCGCGCTTAAAGCCCTCGATGTCCTCGATCAAACCGTCTTCTTTGGCCAACTTGATGGCCTCGGCAATCAACGTGGCGCGCACTGTGGTCGGCGTGGCATAGGCTTGGCCTGGCACGGCCTCATCGCCCAGTTTGTGGCGCGGGTAGTCGCGGGCCACGGCGGCGTTGAAGCGGAAACGCACCAGGTCGACCGTCCACTTGGTTTCCAGGCGCAGCAGGGCAATATCCGGCAGGCCGAAGCTGTTGCTCTGGTAGTTGGTGATGATGGTTTCAATCAGTACCTGGCCGCCTTGGTCGACGGTAAAGGTGCTGATGCCGTCATACAGCGCCAGGTTGCGCTCGGGCCGGGTAAAGCGGCTTTTCTCTGGTGGCGGCAGCACACCCGGCAGCGCCAGGCTGCGGAATGGCCGAGCGGGATCATTGGCACCGCTGAACTCGGCAACCGTCGCCCAAGTGGCGGCAACTACCCATGGCGCGGTGGGTACATCAAACAGCCCCAGGGTGCTGACGTGCGGTGAGTTGCGGCCATTGCCCCAGGTAGTGAGCTGCGCGTGGTTGCCGACCTTGGCGTTGAATACGTGGCCGGTCAGGGTGTCCATCGGGCCGAAGCGCGATTTCATTTCCTCTTCCAGGGCCAGCAGGTTTGGGCCGTCCACGAATGGGCACGCGATGCTGTAATACTGCTGCCCAGCAATAGCGTCCATAACGCCCTGGACGCTTGGGTTTGCGGTGCCGCCCGCCATAGCGGTGATGGCAGCGGTCAGCCCGGCCGGGGTCTGTTCGCCGTAGTAGTTCAGGCGCACGTCCAGGTCATTACCGGTTTCACCTGCCCAGCGGCACTCCCAGTCAACAACGCCGGCCAACGCGGTAGCCGTTACCGGTAAACCCGCAGTGGCATTAATAGCTGCGGCCAAACGTGTTGCCAGGGCGCTGACAGCATCGCCCGCTACCACGCCAATACGTACCAGCTCGCCACCGAAGTAGAGGTTCAGTGTGCCGCTCGCCGTTGGTGCGCCGGTCAGGGTGATCTTGCCGGTTGCCTTTTGGCCCGCTTCATCGTCCTCGATGCCAATGGCCCAAATATCGACATAGTCATTGGCATTGCGGGCAGCAGCGGCCATAGCGTGCAGCATGCTGCCCTGGCCGAAGGCTTGAGCCGCTTGGTCAGCAGCTTGGCTGCCCAGTCGTACTGGGTTGAGCGTGGCCACGTTACCAGTGGCGAGGCTCTGGCCGATCAGCAGCAGACGGCGCTCCATTACGGCACCGCCACCAGCGGCTTTGCTTGGGTCAATCTCCAGGTAGATACCCGGCACCCGGATGTTGTCCGGGACTTCGTTAAAACTGATGTTCTCGGCCATGGGTTACTCCTGGGCCGCCGCTGGTTTTGCGGCAGCTGGCTTAGGTCTTTCAGGTTTTGGCGGGTTGCCCTCGGTCACGGACTTTTCCGCTAGGCGACGACGCCAGTAGGAATCCAGGACAACGTGGTCGCCCTCGGCCTTGAGGTGGCCGCCTTGCGGGTGGCGCACCTTGAGTTCCCCTACGGGAACCAGGTAGACGGGTTTGCTCATGTACCCTCCTGCGGGTTGATGTGCGATTGCATGTCCGGCGCGGGCGCTTCGTGGTTTTCGTCCAACCAGCGTTGGCGCTCGCCTGGGGTGTGCGGCTCCAGGTCGTAATCAGCGTGAAACTCCAGGAAGTCGCCCAGGTTCACGCTGTCCTTTTGCGGCGGGTCTACATCGGCCTGCACAAGCACCAGGGCGGCATACAAGCCTTTGTTGCGCAGCTCGGCTTCCTGCTGGAACTGGTAACGGGTGACCTGCCAACTGGCGCTACCGGTCTGGCCGCCGTGAAGCTCTGCAATGCCGGCCTCTAGCATTTCGTACAGGCCAATTGCCTTGCCGTCGCCTTTGCGTGCGGCCTCGTGCCCGCGGGCGTTGCTGGCCACCAGCACCACCACAAACTGCGGGGTGGCGATGGCTTGGGTAATAGAGCCGTCCATGGCGACCACGTAGGCGGCCGGGGCATCCAGGCCCCAACGGTTGATGACGTCCTTGTCTGGGGTGTCCGGCAGACTGCCGACGGTTTTTAACCGCTTGCCTAACGGGCTTTCCTTGATCAGTGCGATCAGTTCGCCTTCCATGTCACCGAGCATCAGGCCCTCCCAGGTGCGTTGCGGCGCACCAGGTTGCTGATGTGATCGCTGACTAGGGCGAGAATGTCCTGCTCATCGTCTGCAGATAGACCTAGGTAAGGCCGGGCGCCGATGGTGACCTGGCGTTTGCTGACGTAGCCAAAGCCGGGAATGGCAAAGCGCAGGTAGCCGCCCGCCTTGGGCTTGATCACGCCGCCAAACTGTTGGATAGCCGCATAGATGCGGTTGGTGCCCCATTCAGCTGCGCTGTTGTCGGCGCGGCTGGTGATGGAGTCGCCCAGGTGGCCGTCCTTGGTCAGTGTTTTGCCGCCGTTCAACTGCACGCGCAGGCTGGGTTTCCAGCGCTGGCCATCCGGGCCGGTTTGGGTGCTAAAGCGCTCGCGGGTGCTGTTCTCGCCCAGGAAGGCGATGTCCTGAAGCAGCGGCTGGGGGTTGGCCCCCATCTGCTGCATGGCCTTGAACAAGCGCTGCACCAGCGGCAGGTTGGACTCGATACGCATGCTGACGGCCATCAGATAAAGCCCTCGCTGTTGCGGCGGCTAAATACCAGGCTGTCGCTGACCATCTCAGCGCCTGCAGATGGCTGCGCAACTGCGCCGCTGTCGGCCGGGCCAAGCTGAACCTTGCCGTGCGCTACGCTCTCCAGGAACTTGATGGAGTCCTTGTAGAGGTTGGCGATCTGCTCGGTCGCGGTGTCGTCATACAGAAAGTAACGGGCCAACTGGGCAGCGATGCGCTCCAGGACTTCTGGCGCATTGGTCAGCGGCAACTGGTAGCGGCCGCCCAGGTAGCTGTTGATGGTTTGGTCGGCGTCCTGCAGCTTGCGGTTAACCTTGGCCAGCGCCGCCCCAGCGGCCGCCTGCTCCTCGGCGCTGTAGTCCGACAGATCAGCACCCGTGGCGGCCTTGGTCAGCAGTTCGCCATAAACCAGAGGCGGAATGCTGGCATCGGCGCGCTGGGCGATTTCATCGGCGCTATAGCGGTCGAGTAGTTGAACGGCGCTGGCGTACATCAGGCGCTTTCCTCCAGTTGGGCGATGGCCTCGCGGCAATCATGGGCAACGGCTTGCTGCAGTGCGGCCTGGGCGTGGTTGCCCTCGGCCGCGCTGATGGGCGCGTTGTGTTCGGCGATTTCTGCAGCGCGCTGCAGCTCGGCCTTGGCGTATTCCATGGCCTTACACCGCAGGCGGCGTTTCAGTAGTGCCCGGCGGCGTATTTGCACCGCCTTTGGCACCGCCGTTATCTTCATCAGCCGCCAGGTCAGCAAGGGCGGCATCGTCAGCGGCCGTGGCCGGAATCTCGACGTACTGCACGCTGAGCATGGGTTCTTCTTCAATTGCCTTGAGCTGCTCTGGTGTCAGATCGGCCAAGATCAGGCCGTAGCCCTCACGGTTGAAGTCGAATCCGGCACGGCGGAACCGCTCCGGCATGCTGCGGACAAAGATGCCGTCAACCATCTGGGGGTCTTTATCCTTGGCTGCCCGCTTGGCGGCTGCAGGCTTTGCAGCCGGCTTAGGGTTGGTTGCTTTGCTCATGACCGTGCCCCCTTATGCACCAGTGCCGGTGGAACCAAAGGCGAGCTGCCAGAAGCCGTAACCCGCCGCAGCGCGTGCCTCTGCGCCGAACTTGTACTTCTTCAGGTTGAACACGTCCTCGGCCTCGGGGTTGGTCTGCGAGACGAACACCGGCTTCTTGCGGGGCTGGTACACGAACGGCTTGACCGGCTTGCTGGTATCCAGGAGGAACCAGGCGGTATCGGACTCGATACGGCCATCGACCAGCAGCTCAGCCGTACCCACATAAGGGTTGGGCTTGTCGTCGGCCAACTTGGCGTTGGTCAGTAGCGCCTTGGCGGTGTCTTCCAGGGCCGGGCCAACCACCAGCACAGTGGGCGTGATATTCAGGGAGCGGCCTTCTTCGTCCTTGAACTTCTTCATGCCGGTACGGGCCAAGCCATAGCCGGCTTGTGCAGCGGCCAGGCTGGCGTTGGAAAGCACCGCCGTGATCTTGTTGCTGACCGAGGCGTTGCCCACCGGGTGATCGGTGTCGAAGAAGTACTGGCCGTCATAGCAGAGCTTGGTAAAGCCACCGTTGACCGCTTCGTACACCAGCTCATCCGGCAACTGCGCGGCCGAGAAGCCAGCCATCTGCGCCTGTGGCAGGTAGATGCCCAGTTGGTCGTCTTCGATGTGGTTACGGTCGACTTCTACCGTGGCCTCGAAGTCTTCGTTGGATACCACGTACTTGTAGGCTTCCAGCGCTTTGACGACTTTGGCCCCGATCCAGCGGCGCATCTTGGGGAAGTTGCTCAGCCAGGTGTAATCGTTCTGGCCACTGTTGGACGGAACCTCCATGGCGATCTTCTGCCAGGTGCTGGGGGCCGCCTCGAAAGCCTTGTTGAAGGTTGTCTTCAACGACAGGAACACGGCGGTAAGACTTGCCTTGTTGATAAGCATGTTCAGGTATCTCCTTATTCGATCCAGACGCCGTCGGACTCAATGCCGAGGACGCGACCAGCAGCCGAGCGAGTGCCGGTGCCATCGGTAGCGGCCAAGGTCTGGTCGTCAACGATGTAGGCAGTTTTGCCCTGGTGGGCCTGGGTGATAGAGCCGTCATTGGCCCACTTGAAGGCACTCAGGCGGCGCACCAGAATTTGAGCGGCACCATTGGCACCGCCCGTGTTGTCCACCGACTCTTCGGCGCGGCCGAGGTAGGTCAGCGTGGTGGCGGTGCTGCCAGGTGCGCCAAAGCCTGCGGCGTTAGCCACTACGATGGCACCGGCATACACCTTGGCATTGGCCGCAGCAGGCACGCCTATAACCTGGGCATGCTTCATGGGCGTATTGCGGTCACGGTTAAGAGCAGTCATAGGGGCTCCTAGGCTTTGAGGGTGGCGAGGTAGTCGGCCGGTTCAACGCCCATGGCTTTGCATACCGCCAGGGCCTCGGCGTCCAACTGCTCGACAGTGGTCGGGGTTTCGGCCTTGCGCTCGCGGGTCTGCTGACCCTTGAGCGCTGCAATCGCCGGGGTTTGTTCCAGGTAGGTTTTGAGTGCGGCGGTGTTGCTTTGCCCCAGCTCACGCGCCCAGGACTCCTGAGCTGGCAGAAGGCGGCCATCGGCCAGGCCGGCAGCTACCAGGTTTTCAACTTCGCTACCGAGCTGACTGGCTTTGAGCGCTACGATGTCGCGCTTCAACTCTTCAACCACTGCCACGGGTGCAAACTTGGTCAGGTCAACGGTCTGACCCTTGGCAGCAGCGACCAGCGCGTCTTGCAGTTCCTGAACTTTGCCCGCGTTGGCCTGGAGGCCAGTGAGGGCGGTTTGGATGTCGTCTTCGCTGGCGTCCGAGGACAGGCCCAGCAGTGCAATCAATGCGGCTTTATCCACACCGTGGTTCTCCTTTGTAGATGGGGCGGCCGGATCGGCCAGGGTGAAACGCGCAGCCGCCCGCGCCGGCAGGGACTCCATGCCGTCGAGTGCGGGGTAATTGGTGAGGCCTACGTGCAGCAGCTCCAGGACGGCACCCGTGCGGGTGTCGTAGGTGAATACCGGGCTTAGGTAGCGGTATTCACGGGACTCGATGTAGTTGGAGGCTTTGGCCGTCCAGTCCGGCTCAGTGCAGAACAGGCCCTGACCATCGCGCCATTCCAGCCCAATGCCTTTGACCCAGCCTGCGGCTGGCGCGGGTAGACCGTTGTTCTCGCTGTTGAGCGTCTGGTGCTCGTAGTCGATGACAAAATCAGTAGCGCGGGCGGCGGCCTTGGCCATCACCTGGGCGGCGATGGTGGCGTCCATCAGCCAATGCCCAGTCGCTACGTCATGGGGGCGGCCATCGCGGGCCTTGAAGGCCCCAGCCGGGAAAAGCTGGATGGCCGCGCCCGCTGCCTGTATCTCAAAAGTACAGGCGGCGATGGCGGTGGTTTGGGTGGGGGCTTTTGTCTTCATGCCGCCAGTTTCGGCGGCATGAGGGTGGGGATATAGATTGAAGGGGTTCAGTAGGAACCAGGTGTGAGTGGGCTAGAAAACTACTCAGCCGAATCCGTCCGAGTAAAGGCAAAGCTGTAGTAGTGAACTTTTAAGGGCCTACGGATAAACACACCGCTGCCTTGCTCGTTTCCTTTTGCGCAGTCGTCCAAGCGGTAGCCTAAACGCTCAATGAGAGAGATGAACTCCTTGAGGTTATAGGTGGTGTAGACGCAACGACGCTTAGTTTTGCGAAGGGTTTGAATCGTGTAGAACGTAGGCTCATCGCTGCACTCTACTGCCGATATAACAATGTGCTTGGGCCGAGAGTGTTCGATGAATGGGAATAGATACTTGCTTGCATTCATCGTCGTGCCGTTTGAATACAAAATATCCGGGCACTGCTCTGGCATGCTTCCCGCTACAAACGATATTTGCGAAAGCTCAGGCAGTTGCTTGGCGCGTTCCACAATTTCTGGAATTTCAGTGACGGTGTAGGTAAACGGATAATCAAGAAACCGGCTCAACTTGAAAAAATCAAAGCCGTAAGCCCCACCAAAATCCCAGATATTCGCTTTCTTACCGGCCGCTGAGACCGCACCAGCAAATTTATTAACCCAGTAGAAACCGGGATATGAGGTCGCTGGTAAGCCTTCTGACTTAGCTTTCTCTATGTTGGTCTTGATTGACTCGTACGACTGTAAGTAGTGGTCGTTGTCGTTTTCATTGACCCCCTGCGGCTCCTGCCTCCAATAGCCCGCGCGATATTTCCCTGATCGCAAACCTTCCGCAACGTCTACGCCCCAGCGCAGCCCCTTCAACACGTTCATATCCCTATCCTTTTTTCTGAGATGTAGCGCAAAAAAACGGGGCAATCATCCTGTGCACGCATGCCGTTGTCAAAATCAGCAGCGCCAACGGCGTTAGACGGGCGTTAGATTCAATTTTCCGCACCCGCTAGACCCATCGCTAGGGCTCTGCGCCAATACCCCAATAAAACGCCCGTAGACTGCCGATATAATTTTGGTGCGAGGGTGCTATATTTGTGGTGCAGACGTGACACGGTGACATTCTCCCGGCCGTACCACGCAGCTTGCTGCGGAGGGCCATGTGGGGTTTCCAGGCTTCGGCCTGGGCGGGAGGCCCCACCGTCTGCCTACTTCACTTTACGCAGCAACCGCTGCAACTCCCTATCGCGCCTAGCCGCATCTTTGCTCAAGCGGCGCAAGCTGCTCATAAACACTGCCTTGCCTGTCTTGGTTGCCTTTAGCACCGTGACATAACCGTCGTCTTCTTCCAGGACGTAGATCAGCGAACCATCGGCGTCGAGGATCTCGCGGCCTCGGTCAATGGCCGCCTGCACCATGGTGTATTCGTCCTGGGTGATTTCTGGGTGCTTGCGCAATTGCTTGGCTAGCGTGTCCTCGGACAGCGCCACAACCTGGGTTTTGGCCCCAAGGCGCTCGGCTACGGCTTGCCCAATAAACGCCAACGGAAAGCTGCCGGCTGGTTTGCTGTACCACTCCGAGAACGCCTGACCGCTTACCAGGTCAGCAATGCTGGCACGCGCCAAGCCGCCCGGTGCGCTATCGATCTTTTCGACCAGGTGGCGGGCCAAGCCGGCACGGCGGCCGCCTGGTGGGTAATGGAAAGATGGGTGAACGCCGGCCGGTATCTGCTGCACTTCACCCGTGCGCGCGTTCACGTAGGGCGCGCTGGGCACCTTGGGAGCCGGGCCTATGGTTTTGCCTGTGCGCTCGACCTGGCGGCCGGTGCGCGGTATGGCTCGGCACTTACAACCGTAAGCCTTGACCGGAAAGTGCGCCTGCCAAAACGGGTGATCAACTGGCAGGGTCAGGCCGTCCCAGCCAGAATGATCAAGGCGCGGGTTCTCGGAGTTATTGCCGTCGTACTCCAGGTACGGGAAAGCGTCCTTGCGCGCCTGGATGCGTTCCCACTGGCCCTCGCTGTGGGCGGTGCGTAGGTTGGTGTCGTAGATGACTTTCAGGCGGCGCGGGCTGCCCAGTTGCACCTCGCGGGTGTTGCCGGTCAACGGATCGAGCTGTTCTTTACGCCCCCACCAACCTTTGGCCTGCAGGGTTGGGGTGAGGCGTTGCTGAAAGTCGCGCAGGGTTGTGCCATCAGCCAACGCCCGGTCTACCTCGGCGCGGATGTCCTGCAGGAGATCCAATTGCATGACCTTGGCCACAGTAAACGCAGCTTGGTGCTGCGCCTGCCAGACGTCGCGGTAGTCAAAGCCAATCGCAAAGCCCTTCTGCCGGAAATACTGCACAGCTTCTTCGGGCGGTAGCGCTACCAGGTCAATCATCAGACGGCACCAGTTCGACCGGCCAGGGTGCCAGCAAACAAGCCCTGGGCGATCAGCTCAACTACCTGGGCGGCGTCCAGCTGCGGCACCAGCTCGGGCAGGCGGTCGCGGAACTCTTCCAGGGTTTTACAGCTGGCAAGCAGCTGCTGCACCGGGGCCATCATGTTAGCCACCGGCTCCCACTCGCTGGCCAACTGGTCGGCCAGATCGTCCAGCGGGTCAGCCCCTGGCTGGGTTTTCAACGCAGCTACGCGGGTTGCCGCTGCACCTGGTTGCGCTTGGCCGGTTGTGCCAAGTACCGCGTCACCTTTGCTTGGCTGCGGAATGCGCAGCTTCTCATGCGCCCAACTTGCGGGAATCTGCATGCCTATATTGACCAAGCCTGGCAGCGCCTCGGCGTAGGTGGCCATGTCTTCGGCTTCAACCAGGTCGAACTGGAAGCGCGGCAGGCGGCGTGGGTCGCGGTCGCCGCCTTTGTTCAGTACCAGGAGCGGGTACAACAGGTACTGGCGCAGGCTCGTTGCGACTTGTTTGGCATCGCTTTTGAGCAGGTCGTGGCGCACTTCGTTATGCACCGCGCCCAGGGCGTTGGTGCTGGTCTTGCCGTCGGCCTGGCTGGTCAGGGTGCCGCCCAGGATGGCCTTGGACATACTCTTTTCAGCCCAATGCACCATCCAGTCGAATGGCTCATGGGTGCCTTTGGCGGCTTCCTTGAAGTCGATGGCCATGCCATCCGGGATGATGCCGGCCGCGTTATGACCAATGCTGACCACAGCCCGCAGTAAGGTGGCTTTTTCTTCATTACCGGCACCAGGTGGGTACTTACCCAGGCGCACAGGCAAACCGTAGATTTCCAAAAACTCTGCCAGGTCACGCACAGCGTAGTTTTTGAACAGGTAGGGCCATGCCAGCACCCGGTAAAGGCCGCCGCGAGCTATATAGCCGGACTTGGCCTTGTGTGTGTGGACGATCCAGCCAAACGGATTGAGCGCCTCACCGTCGGCGCTGCTGTCGCGCAGGCGCAGCTCAGTACGCGTCTGTGGGTCAAGCTGGAACCATGACGCCTCGCGGTAATTGAACGCCTGCGGTAGCCATTCGCTGCCCAGACGCTGCCAGTCCATCTCAATGCAGGAAAACCCTTTACCGATTGCATCGAGCATGTCAAAGAGAAGGTCTTCAAAGTCGGGCAAGTCCTGCAGCACTTCATTCAGCCAGTCGGACTCGGCCTGTTCGGCGGCGCTCGGGTTGCGCGGCGGCAGCACCGACCAATCGACGGTGGTCAGAGCGCGGCGGCGCTTGCCGATCTCTGCCAGCAGATGGGCGTCTTTCTCTTCCATGTCCTGGAAGAGTTCGCACTGTGAGCGAATATCGCCCTGCTCAGCTGCACGCAGGATGCCTGCCAAGCGTGGCGGGGTTAGCCCGCTGGATGGGTGCTCGGCAAACTCTGCATGCAACTGGGCCAGACGCGATGTTTGCTGCTCGCGAAGCATGGCCTGCTCAATGGGGCGGCCGTGTATATCAACAATTGCCATGATGACTTGTCCTTTGGTTACCAGGCACCTGACCAGGCACCGGGTTGATCGTCGTCGCTATCGCCCCAGCGGTCGGCCTTTGGCGGTGCTTCGGTAAATTCGATAGGGGCGGCCGGGTTGCGGCTTGCCGCGAAGGCCAGCACGCCTGCAACTGCGGCGTCGCCGTGGCGCTTGCCCCCGCCTTTTTCAGTAGTACGGCTGTCGGGTATGCGCGGCACACCCTTGATCACCGTGAGGGCGCGGTAGTCATCGATGGTGTCTTTGTCGGCGGGGATTTCATCCAGGGTGCCGTCTTCCAGGGCGGCCTTGAATGGCGGCATGTTGTCCCGATACCAGCCTTCGGTGAGCATCACTTGGTCTATGCGGGTATGTCCGTAGCGCACGGCGGCGGCTTCTGCGATGGCTTGGCCGTTACCCCGCGCATCATTCTTGCCGCCCAGGAAGCCCGGCAGACGGTCAACGATGAAAAACAGAATCTGCTCCTGTTGCTTGAACGGGACGTTGCGCAACTCGACCTGGAACGGCTGGCGGCGGCGTAGGTCTTGCGCCTGGAGTAAGGGCACGATCACCGACAGGTCGCCGCTGCGGCCGAAGTCCATGCCGTAGAAGCTGCGAAGGTCAGGCGTGATGGCCTCTAGCAGTGGCAGCAGTTCGCGCTCGCACCAGCTCAGGCTGTCGGCCAGGCGCAGATGCTCGGCGATGGTTTCATAGCCCTGCGGGTAGGCCAGGCGCAGCACGGGTACATTGCGGGAGGCGCGTTGTTCCAGGAGCGCCAGGCTCAGGTAAGCACCGCCGCCTTGGCTGGGTATGCAGTCCAGCTCCTCTTCTGCCGCGTCGCCGTAGAAGTCATAAACGCCCTGTACCCAGGCGGCTTGCTCGTCGGCGTTCCAGGTGATGCCTTTACGCAGGCAGACGCGCTGATACAAGCCTTGCTCAACAGCCTGCTTAAAGGTGCAGCGGAATAGCAGCCCCTTGCGCTTACCGGCGCGGATTTCTTCGATCAGCTCATTGAACGGGTTGTCGGTGCCGTCATGGGTGCTGATGACATGCACCTCGCCGCCCCAGATCAGCAGCGCCAGCGCGGCTTTGAGCAGCTCTGACAGGTCTGCATGGAATGCGGCCTCATCAATTACCACAACGCCCTGGCGGCCCCGCAGGTTTGACGGCCGACTGGTTAGGGCAACAATTCGGAAGCCCGAGGGAAAGCTGATGGTGAATGTTTTGATGTGCTTGTCGGGGTCTTCATCCGGCCAGATGCCTTCCTCAATTTCACCGGCGGCGTAGTTGAAGGCCCGCGCCCACATGGCGCAAGCCTGGATGTACTCGACGGTCATGTCCTGGTTGTAGCCCAGGTAGTAAACCGTTTGCCCGCCAGCGCTGCGCGCGCTGGCTGCGACCAGCACGTTGTCGGCGGCCTCGGCCCAGGTGAGACCAATACGGCGGGATTTTTCGCCCACCTTGAGTGGCGAGCGCAGGCCGATCCAGTCTTTCTGGTAGTCGAGCAGTACGGCCGGCACATCGATGGCGGTGGTGCTTTCCAGTACGACGGGGATATTCATGCTGGCCACCGGCTGGTGGTAGGCTGGCGGTGCCAAATAGCGCGCAAAGGAGTGTTGAAATGATTGATTGGTTTGCCGGTGCTGTTGCCAGCATGAGTGCTGCAAAAGACATCAGCCAAAGCCTGGTAACGCTGCGCGACGCTGAAATGATCCGTAGCAAGGTTTTTGATCTGACCAATAGTTTGATGGATTTGCAGCAGCAGATGATGAATGCTCAGGTCGAGCAGATGCGCCTTATTGATGAGCTGCGCAACACTAAGCAGGCCCTTGACGAGGTCAAAGATACTCGCCAGAAAAAAGACAGATATGAGCGCTTCAAAACTCCGTTTGGTAGCTTTGTTTACCGCCTCAAAGCTGATTTTTCGGGTTCCGAAATAGCGCACTATCTGTGCTCTGCATGTTTCGAGCAGGACAAACAGGTAACTTTGCACCAAAACGATGAACTGCTTTTTTGCCCAGTCTGTAGGAGCATCGCCAGACTCGATCACGCTTAACAACCAATGCTTCATGAGGCTACTCCGAGAATTTCTCGGCGAATCTCGGCCACGGTGTCAGCATCGAGGCCACCTTTCTTGGCGATTTTCTCTACCTGGCTGGCGGCCGCTTCGGCCTTGGTGCGCACCTCGGCCTGCCACTTCTTCTGCACCACGCTGGCGCGGCCCAGCTCGGCCACGGCCTTGGCTACTTTGGGCAGGTCGATCTGCCCGCCCTCAGTCATCAGCAACTTGAACAGGTGTTCCTGTACCAGACGCATCAGGGCTTCGTTGACTGCGCCTTCCTCATCCGGTGCGGCGGCAACCACGGCGCGAGCTTGTTCGCTGGCAATCTTGAGGGCGGATAGTCGCTCTTCGAAATTCTGCCCATAGCGGTGCAAGGCAGATTTGCTGATGGCAAAGCCGCGCCCGGACAGCTCATCGGCGAGTGCCTCATAATCGCTGAAGTTGTTCTCGGCCAAGGCTTTGTCCAGCCATGTTTTGACCTCGGCCGGGAGTGCTGCGACCTTACTGCGCGGCGGCATGTCAGACCCCCTGTGCTGGGCGGGCAATACCGGGGTTACAGGCGATGGTGTACTCGGCGACATCCACACCGTAGTGGGTCAAGCCTGCAATCCACACGCCGCTTGGCTGTTTATCCAGGGTCACCAGGCTGCGGTCTTTCAGGTAGTCCAGCTCGCGGCGAACCTCATGCTGGGTGGCGTCGGTATAGATGCCCTGGATGGTGGAAAGCACCAGGGCCTCATGCGGGTCTACCGGGCGAGCATTGTTGAGGGTGAGCAGGATGTACCAGCGCATGGACTCCCGGCGAACCTTGGCTACGTCGATTGGGGTCATTGTTTGTTGCTCCGTTCCTGGATGAATTCAAGCTTGGTGAATACGCGGTCGATCTTGGCTTCCAGTACCGTTTGGTTGCGCACGTAGTCCTCGCGGCGCACGTATTGCAGGGGTAGCTCGGCCTGAAAGCGCAGGAAGGAATGCTCAAGGCTCTTGAGTGCATCGGCGTCCTTTTCCTGCCGTTCCAGAACCTTGGCGAAGTTGTCCTCCCAGTGCTTACCCGCTTCCTGGCGGGCTTTGTCTTGTGCGGCAAATCGCTCGGCCAGGCGCTTCTCGAACTGCGCGAGCAATAGCCTTACCAAGCCGAAAACCAGCGTGGTGAAGATGCCAAGCAGGGTTAACGCCCAGCCGACTGCCTCGGCAAAGTCCATCTGCATCAGTGCGTCCCCTGTACGGCGTCAATCAGAAGGTCAAGCTGCGCGGCGGTGTTGCGGCACTGCTCGGCGTAGCGGGTGTGGTGTTCCAGGACGTCGCGCTGGCTGATGCCTGAATCGAGTGCTCGGCCTTCGGCGCTTTGCGCAGCAACTCGGCCGGTATCGATGGCCGGGGGCATTCCGGCTGCAATGGCTCCGGTTGCTTCGTCATAAACGCGCAACCAACCAACAGTGAACACGCAAGCAGGCAGAGGCTCAGGCTCAGCATCGAGCGCTTTGAGGTATAGGTCGTTAACACGGGCAATCTCCTCTGTGAGACGGTCTGTGGTTTTGCGGCTGGTGCGCTGCTGGTCGGCCAGGTCGGCGGCTAGCTTGTCGTTGCGGGCTTGCTCATCGAGCAGCTTTTTAGCGGCTGCTTTGGCACTGTCAGCAGCGCGGCGGGTCTGGTCGAGTTCAACCTGGGTATGCTCCAGGCGCAGCTTTTCTAGGGCCAAGTCACCATCGCTTTGGGCCTGTGCAAAGCCCTTGTCATATGCGCCCTGGAGCATTGACCCATGCAGCCAGAACAAAGCGGCGACCAACAGAAACGGCACCAGTGGCCGGAGCGGGCTTAACCAATTCATAGGCCCGCCTCGCAAAGCTGGCGCTCGGCTGCACGGCGGCGCACTAGCCCACCCAGTTTGCGACCGCCCGCGCTCACCCAATCGCTGAGCTGTGCGCAGGCTGGCTGAATGCGGCCAGCTTGCAGGTGCAGCAGCATGGTTGAGTGGCGGCCACTCTTGAGCCAGACAAAGCCATCTTTAACGCCAGGCTTACCTGGGCCGACGTTATAGATAAAGGACAGGAAGGCCGCGATGCTTTTAATGTCCATGCTCGCGATAACCTTGATAGGCACCCAACGCTCGAAAACGTCCGCCGCTTCCTGGAGCGCCAGCCG